CATGTAATCAACACCTCCAATTCCTGTTCTGCTATCAAACAATGCTATACCATTGCTAGGTATACCAATATTTGGTAACTTATATTCACTGCTTCCAGTATATGAGAATGCTTGATTTAAATTCATAAATTAATATCTTTATTTGATATAACGTACCATATAATCTTTCCTTTCTTTCCTCTAGCTTGAGTAAGTATAAACTCTGCTGTAAGTCCATCGCAGTACTCAACTACAAATTTAACTGTTCTATTTGCTGCTGTCAAGTTTTGAGCTACAGTTGCTGTAACATTCTGCGATCCAGTTCCTTCAGTCGGATAGTCAGTTACCCATCCAGTACCATAACCCATATCTTCAAGGGTTATTGTCCAGTCAAGTATGGTGTCTATGTTAAACATAATATATCCAACTGGTCCAACTCTAGTTACATTCAAGCTGTCTCTACTAAGATTCAATACACATGGCACAACACTCTGATTGTTTGTAGATAATACGTACATATTATCAAATGGATCGTATGCTCCAATCTTTTGAGTTGTAGGATTGTCTTTAAGCAAATCTCTAAAGTAGTCGTTAAGACCGTATGAAGATATTTCTTCTATCTGTTGGTTGCTAAGTCTTAATACTACACCTCTTCTAGCGTCAGTAAAATACATCTGATCTCCCGTCTTTGCAAATGACTCTGGATTTCTACTTATTCCCCATTCACCTGGCATCGGTATTTGTGTGCCAAGTACTTCAGGAATAGATACAACCTGACCGCCACCAACTGAATCAAACATTACATTCTTTCCGTATAGTACGTTTGATACTTTGTTCTCTTGGAATACAATAATATCTGTATCTCTAGCATGTAACTTTTGAATTGATCCAAAATCTCTATCTAAATACTTAAAGTTAGATGTAGATAGATTAAATTCGTTAAGTCTATTTAACGCTGTATTATATTGGTATATACCACTGTAGCATATAGATGCCTCGTTTCTTATCTGTCTGTAGTTCTCTATAGGTGTCTGTACACGTACACTGAATCCTTTAGTAGTCTGATTGAAGTCATCAAATATACGGTCAGACTCTAGTCCGTTACCCCAAGACCATCCATTGTTATCAGTGTTAAATGACATTGGCTTGTTTATTTCTATAATGGCAGGAACAGTAAGGCCGTTTTGGTCTTGCTCATTAACGCCACTTAAAGATGCAGTTCCAGGAGTTGTAGGGCCAGCACCAGGGAATGGTGAATCTGTAACAACAGTATATAAATCAGGAATTGCTATTACTGTCCAAGTTCCCGCAAGTCCTATAACTGTAGTATCTACATTTATACTATCTCCAATATTAAAATAATGAGGAACAGTTTTATCAAATTGTCTTAACTGAGTATTTCCACTATTGAACTCGTAATCGTCATAGTGCCACAATACTTGATGTTGTCCATCTACAATTGGATATGTCTGGAACAGCTCATGGTAAATATCTGAATCATCTTCAATAGGAGCTGTCTCTGCAAGAAGTTTTACATTACTTCTTGTTATTTTTAACTCAACACCAAATCTATTTCCACCTGAATCACCAGCCCCTCCCTCTGTTTGACCTATCCCATTTCCTTGTATTATCATACACATAGGATAGCTATCATCATCTATAGTCAATAATGGATCTCTTTGATTTATTGAAGACCAAAGATAATTTCCAGTTCCATATGATATTTCAGCTCTTTGATTTCCTCTTCTAAAAGATACAGTTCTATATCCATTGTTTGGTCCATTATTTATAAATTCTAAATAAGCTCCATCTTCTATAAACCATTCTTCTATATTTTTATAATTTCCACTAGATACAAATTGTTGAAGTAATAAATTAGCATCTGGGTTTAATGAATCAGCTGCTATTTTTATTGTTACTATATCACCAGAAAATATTTCTTGATCACATTCTAAAGCAGCCCATCCTCCAGGTATATCATATATACCATTATCAATTGACCATGTCCCTGTAGCACTTGTTAGTATTCCTTGACCTCCAAAATAATTACTTATAGGGTTGTTGCCAAAACCTCTTACATTAACTTTCCAAGTATCTCCAGATAATGGTTGAGAATTAAATTTAACCTTACATATTGTTAATGAACCATCATAAAGTATAATGTCTGATCCCAATACAATTGTCTGGACAGAACTCCAACCACCTTGACCATCAAATGCTTTAGTATATCTAAATTGAGTAGAACTTACCGCTTCTACTGTAAATCTATAATCGTTTATTCCAGAAGCAGAAGGTATTAATGAAGACCGTACTAATGCATTTGAATCTCCATCTCCATAATGTATAGGAATCTCTACAAAAGAAAAAGCATTAAAAACTGGACATTGTACATTAAATAAATCCGTACCGTTTTGAAAATTCCAAAAAACATTTAAATTGGCATTTGGATCTAGTTCAGATGGATTATCTGCTTTTATTTTAAAATAAAGTCCAGCAATAGCTCCAGATATAAAACCTGCTGGTTTTTGTTCTATCTCAAGGATTTTATATTTTTTATTTGATTGAGTTGCACTAAAACTTTCTGTTTTAAACATTACATACTCACCAACATTTATTTTATTTAAATCTGATTGGTTTATCAAGAAATATCTAAATGTTCCATCTTTGTAAAATATTATTGGAAATACATTATAGTAAGACTTTTTGCTCTGCTTAACATATACACGATAGTGTGTAGCCCAACAAGGTGGATTGTTTTTTATGCTAAGAACAAGAGTATTTGGAGTTGATGAATTAGCTGGTGGTACGAATATAGTACTATTTGTTCCATTTGTAGGAGTAGTAGGAGGAGCAGTAAGAACTGTACTCATACGCCCATAATCATCCAAATAAACTAATCCAATCTCATAATCTCTATCAGATCTCCATGTTGATTTTGGGTCAGCCTCAGTAGCAACTACTGAAGGAGGATTTTTAACACTTAACTGATAATTTATCTCTACATCGTTACCAGTACAGTCAACGATATCTCTAAACTGAACATAGTTTCCATATGCAATTCTGTTTCCAACAACATCCTGAGCCTTAGCAAGTAATGGAACATTGTCATACAACCTTGTTACTTGGTCGTTTGGCAGTGCTGCATATACCTTGTTGTTATTAAATGTAATCGTATACGAACCGTCATTTGGAATACTAAGTTCACTCTTTGAGAATGTATCAACTATGCCAACATTAATGTTTTTAGTGTCACGTACAAATACTTGAATTTCTTTAACAAACTCATCACCAGTCTCAAAACTAACTCTTATAGAGTTATAGAAGTTAGTCATTGACTTATTGTTTCCTACTCCATAGTCATACTCATATTTTTTTGGCATGAATGATACAGCAGAAAATGGGGACATTGCACTATACTGGTCATCAACGTACTTATATCTGTATGAGAAATATAAAAACTTCTCAGACAAGTTGTTTGTATCATTTACAGTATCGTCATTATAAAGAAAAATGCTAGGAGCAAAAAGTGGTGGTGCAAGAATTACATCTATATCGTTATCAATCCTAGGATCATCTATCTGATATCCTGACACACCACTTGGGTCAGATTTTACTCTGTTAATATTTATTCTTCTTGGTGGATTATAATCGTCCGTCCAATATAAATAGTTGTTCTCATCATTACCACGAATGAAATTCACTCCAGTGATTGGAAATTCTTTCCTAAAGTTTAATTTTGATGGAGTTGATGGAGTTAACTTATTTGACTGCAATACACGAACAGCAGTTCCTGTTGGCTCATCATACTCATATATACCATCAAATGTATCGCAAGCTACAAACCAATATATCTTATTAAATGCTTCGTACTCTACAGCTCCAATAGTCTTAGCTAGCTCCTCATCATCAATACCAAACACTACACGACCAGATAAATCAGCAATACTTACAGCACGAGTGTTACCTAACTTATTTTTGGCAACACCTGCATCCTCACCCTTACTGACGTTAACATCAATATTTAATGCATCCCTATACTGATTCTTTGGTATCAACCTCTCATCGAGGTCTTTATTCATTGAACCACTGATGAAGGTATTATTAAATTCTGGCATATCTATTTAATTATTTTGTCCTTACCTCTCAGCACCATAATAAGTCTAGATGCATGTATATTTGAAAGTCTAAGTTTAGCATTTCTTAATTTTGCCGTCTTAGCGACCTGCGCTCTTCTAATTATATATTCTTGAATTCCATACTTGTTGTCAAGTATAGCCCACTTAATATAAGCATATAGATAATCCTCAGCTAACTTATTTATTGTAATGGCATCATCGTCACCGTTCTCCATACCGTCAGATATGTATTCAATAACAATAAGTTTGTTCTTAACTCCAGAACTAAAGTCAATTACACCTGCTTTTCTATTTACAGTAAAGTTAGGATTTACATTTGCTGTATCAGTCTGTAGACCGTAACGACTACCAATATTATATCCAAAGTACCAGTTACCATTGTAAGACCAACCGTAGTATCCATTAAATGTGCCTGGACCAAAGTACTGCTGCTGCTCACCTCTTTTGATATCAAGAACTGATTCACCCGTAAGTACCTCTCCATCTGCATCAAACAGTATATTCAAATTGTTGTCCTGTAGATACGCAGATGCAGAGTTGGCACTTAGGTTCTCATGAAGTGGATATAGTACTCCCTCAATGTTAACTGAGATACGTACATAGTTTACAAAGTCTGGTGGCATTATAAGTTTCAGATCATCACCCATCTGAATCTCAATAATCTTAAAGTTTCTAAGGGCATCATACGTTATCTCTTGTATTCCTCTCTTAGCATGAAATATAACCTCATGTCTTTTTACATTGTTAAGCAACTTGTCGTCACCTATGTTCATCAACATGAAGTTGTTTACAACGTCAGACATAGATACAAACTGATAAGAACCCCAATTCAAATCAGTTGGAGCATTACCATTGTTTGTATAGTACTGAAGATTATTTATGTATGCCATACGTTAAAGTTTTTTCTGTGTGTCCTTAGTCTCTTCTGCATCCATTATCTGAACTACATCATTCTCACCAATAGAGACACCAGCATATTGTAATATTTTAAGAGTCAACTCTGGAGCATCGCTAAGAGGTAACTCAAAATCTTGATAGTCAGCTGCTGACTGATTAAATATAGGCTCACCACCTGCTAGAACTTGCCATGTCCATTTAGGATCAAATGGATGTCTAACATAACTCATAACAACATTGTCTGTTATTGTCGTTGGGTAAACCTGTATACTTGCACTTGATGAGTTGTAGTCATTAAGTGTATAGACTGGATATTTAACTGTTGGTGCAGTAAGATTAGAGTTAACTAAATACAATATCTTATTGAACGCTATCTTCTCTATCTCTGTTGTATTATTATATGCAAGTCTAATTGCGTGGTACTGCTTAGGTGTTAGTAAGTTATCGTCACCAGGTGCAAAAAACTTACCAGATCCAGAGTCATACCCTAATGTTAAATCAACTAAAAATCTATCTATAACTTCACCTAATCTTTCAGGTATGTTTGAATATCCTGAGTTATCAAGCCTAGCGTTTTGTTTATTTATATGGTTGCTGTAATCGTAGAAGTACTGATCGAATATCTCAAGTTGAGCTTGTCTAGCAAATAAATTAAACTCCTCTGGAGTAATGTATCCTCTATTATCCTTGCTTATTATTGATAGAACTGTATTTCTGACGGTATCAATCATTACGACTATAATTTATGCAAAGATA